TGAGGTTCTACGAAGCACACTGCACCTGCACGCTCTTCGGCGTTGTAGATGATACTGAAATGTTTGAACTGTTCATACTTGGTGATGATGGTATCCCCAACTATTGCAGTAAATGTAATGACCCATTTGTTGTGACCTTCATATATGAAAGGACCAACATCAAATGAACGAATCACTAGGCATATCAGTCACTAATATGTGCTATCAATGCTACGCATTGAACGAACTATGTCCCGACTGCCTTGAAGCCAAGGAAACTCGGGACATACAGAACGCCCATCAAATCGTTGATGAGCATTCTGACTACTACTTCCGTGGCTACGGCGCAAACAAAACAGCCGTAGCCTCGGCTGGCTCACTAGGTGAGCCAAGTCCGCTGTCATCACTGCGTGATGAGACGAGCGGACACGACTGGGTTGGCTCAGTTATCAAACTATCCAACCGAACTAAACGCTACAAAATCGGTGCTTCAATGACAGATACCACTATTCGTGAGTATCTGGTCATTGAGGAAATTGACGGAGACCACCGCGATGAGTTCCTTGAACCCATCGCTAACCTAACAGACAGGTTTATGGACCTTGAAACTTCACTCACTATCACACACGGCGAGACCATCTGCACTTCGTGTCATCTGGTCTGCAACAAACACGCCGTGTGCCCTAACTGCAACTAATCCAAACGGGGAACCCCGTCACGATGTGACGGGGGATTCCCCGCCAAACAACTAATAAGGAGATAACGAAAATGACCACAGCAAACAAGTTCCAATTCAATAACGCTCTACTCAAGAATGTGAGAGACCGCAAGGATTTCCTCACAGCAACAGTTAAATCAACACAAACAGAATATCTGCCTGACGGCACTATTCGCAGTCGCTTTATCGCATCACGCAATGTGACTATCTATGACCCAGCACTGGTAGCACTTATCAAAACCGCGGTGCAAGATACATCTGAGTTCCCAGTCAATTGCTCAGGGTATATGACCAGCACAGTTCGTGGCCAAGGTGATGACTCAGTTTGGTATGACAACCAAATCATCACAGAACTAACAGTTCTAAACTAAAAAACTGGCAGAGCAGGGCTTCGCCCTGCTCTGCTGTAGTTTTTTTTCAGACGGCCCAGCAACATTAACGGCCATATACAAGTCCAATATATTTTTATAGGAGATAGAAATGATTCTAGACAATATGACAGTGCTAGCAATTACAATAGCGCTAGTATCTACAATGACTATGACAGCAATAGCAGTATACAAAGCCCATCAGTGGGAGCAGGCATACCACGATATGCACAGAGTATTAAAAATGGAAAGGACAAACACAAGAAAAGAAGCAGGCTGGTCTTTAATAAACAGATACAATCTTGAGATAGAAGAAGTAGAAGATGATGTACGATTTAATCCAACTGGTAAAGCATACATTGTCCGCATAGTAGATAGTGAACAAGAAGTAATTTCAGATGGTGTAGCAGGAACATTAGAAGAAGCATTTACAGAATGTATGAGTGGTGTAAAATGATGACAATGTATATGACCCGCAGATGTCCTGTCTGCTATAAGACAGGCAGTATTATGGTAGATGAATCCGAGTTGCTACACTATCTACGCGGCAACTTTGTTCAGGATAGTTTCAAGTCTATGTCTGCTCCATTCCGTGAGCAGATAATTACTGGCACTCATCCTGAATGCTGGCAGTCAATGTTCGGACAAGAACTAGAGGAGACTATCAATGACTAACCTAGAAGCAGAATGTTTTAAGTGTGGCACCGCTATATGGGTGCCCAACTATGAGTATGTATCTGACAGGAACTTCTGTTACCCGTGCGCTAGTAGTTATATGGGCAACTTTACTGGAGTAAGCCTTGAAGAACTAGACAAGTTACGCACAGATACGGAGATAGAGAATGCGTGATGAAGACTATCTAAAAAACCTAGGAGATATAGCCAAGTGGCTAGACACTCTGATTGTAGAGGTCAACAAGATAAACGAAACAGTTGAAGACTTGATAGCAGAGGCACCAGTATCATTAGAAGCGTGGGACAAGGTCGGCAACCAGATATGGAGTAAGTAATATGACTGTTAAATCTGCAGCAAGAATACGCTCTGAGGCTGCTCAGTATGCTAAACAATTTCTTGCTCATAAGTATAGAGAAGAATTCAGAGAACTATACGAAGCATATTTAATTAACAGAAATGTTTCAGTAAAAAGAAAAGTAATATCAATGATAGATGAAAGAGAGTTGGTCCGTGAATGAAGTTATCTTTCCGCACATATCAACAGCAGTCACCTGGCTATACCTCATTGGCATTGGCTATTGCATATACAGATGGAGTAGTAGATGAGAAACAAATTAGCAGGGCTATTCAGTTGGGTATTGACAGTGTCATACACTCTATTTCCCAGTCAGTCGCAAGCAATGCAGGCAGTAGACGAGTTGATGGACAACAACGAGTCGCCCAAGAATGTGCAGAAAGAAATCAGATGGACAAAATCCTTGAGCAAATACTATGCGAAGGCGTTGATGTCAGCACAGTATGAGCAATGGGATACCAAATCAGAATTCCGTGCGTTAGCCAAACTATGGGGTAAAGAATCTGCGTGGGACCACACAGCAGATAACCCTAAGTCAACAGCGTATGGGATACCGCAGTTGCTTGGATTAAAACCTAAGACGCCTGCGCCCGAGCAGATTGCTCGGGGCTTGGCGTACATTGAACATCGGTATGGCAAACCATCAGTAGCGTGGGCGCATTGGCGCAAGCACGGCTGGTATTAGAATTCTTGTTGTTTCATCCTCTGAGATAACAAGAATCGCATCGTTACCCGATTGTGGCGATTCCAAAGTGGGTTGTCCCGCCACTTGCGAACACGGGACACTAACAAAACAAAGGAGACAGTAATGGCAAGACGGAATCAAGGTATCAATGTCAAGGTTCCAAGAGTCAAAGTAATCAAGGCTCTTGAACAAGCATTGGTTAAGTTAGAAAACAATTACAAGAACCAAGAAACAGAGGGTAAAAAGCATCAACTTGCTCACGACAAATGGCACAAACAAGTAGTTAAACTAGCGACAGCCAAGTTTAATAAAGGAGAAAATGTAAGAGTTAACGTTCGCTATAATGGTTCAATCAATATTGACTTTGATTTACCTGCTGGTGTAGTTAAGTTACCTAAAGAACCAGTAAGAAAGTATGAATCAATTACTGATTACCAATACGAAGGCAGCAAGGAAGAGATAGAGAATGCTATTCGTGTTCTCAATATGTGCGATGATGAACTCATTAGCACTGCAACCTACGGCGGAATAACCAAGTACCTATAAAGGAGACAGCAAGTGATTATCAAACATATAGTAGAACTAGAAACAGTAATACTTGACAACTCAAATGAGCCAAGTGTTCTAGCAATTAAGGCAATGTCAGAGCAAGAGCGTCAACGGTTCTTCACAGAAGCAGGAACATCTTTAGTAGCAAGAATGCTAGGAAATGTTAATGAAGGAAACAGTTGGGCAGTGCTCAGAATAGCAGAGAAGGAATCTGTATGACCACAGAGGTAATCAACAGACCACAGATAGCAGCAAAGAACGAATCAGCCTGGACTAAATCTGGTGTGGCAGTAACAGCCACATCAGCCAGCGATGTAGCCAGACAAGCAGGACTTGACTGGTCGGTATCGCTGCATCCAGTCACAACTCTTTACCAGATACCAGGCAAGGGATTGCCTATGCATATCCCAGTGCATAACAAACAAGCAGTTGTTAAGACAACACCAACAGGTGAGGTAACACCACTAGGTATTGTCGGCAACAAATACAAACCACTACAGAATGCTGAAGTATTCTCAGTGCTAGATACCCTGATTGATTCAGGAGATGCACGGTATGCAGCAGCAGGTGAGTATGCAGCAGGCGCAAAAGTATGGATGCTTATGCAGTTGCCTATTGAAATGGAAATCAAAGGCGACCCACACGCAGCATTCCTACTAGCCAAGACTACTCACGATGGTAGTGGCTCAGTCCTTATCCGCCCTATCATTGAGCGGTTATGGTGTCACAATCAAATTAACAAAATCTATCGGGCTACCGATAAGAAGCATACCTATATGCTGCGTCATACAACTAACTCTAAGTTAGATGTCAATGATGTGCGTGGCATTCTTGATATTGCTTACACAACTATTGATGACTACACAGTTATGTCAGAAGCAATGCTTGAGCGTCAGGTTACACGCCAGCAAGCAGTGGATTACTTCAAGAAAGTATTCCCATTGCCTAGCAAGGTAGAAGATACACCTCTAGATTTACTATCTGCAGGTGAGAAAATGCAACGCACCAATGCCCTCAATCACAGAGCCAGAAGCCTAGACATATACGAGAACAGTCCTACTCAGGAGAACATCCGAGAGACTGCCTTCGGTCTATGGCAGGCAGTTATTGAGTATGCCGACCACGGCAAACCAGGTAAGTCAAAGTCACTAGGCGTTAGAACAATGTCAGGTGGCAGTGATAGCCTAAAGATAAGAGCACAAGAACTAGCACTAGCATAAGGAGACTACAGTGGAAATTATCTATACAGATAAAGATGGAAACACAGTTAAGTTCACCGAAGAGATGGCTATCGCAGCCATCACTGAGCGTGATGAACTGCGTGTATCATTAAGTGATTCTCAAGATAGGTCAACTAGATACTACGGCAAACTAATAACAGCAAGAGAGCACGTCTTTGAGTTCTTTAACTCTCGCTATGACAGTAGCAGCGATGAGATAGAGTGCAATGTAGATGATATTAATGAACTGCTTAGAAACATTGGAGCCGAAGAACTAAAGAAACTATGGACAGTTACTGGAACTATTAACTTTACAGTAACCAACATCCCTGCATCTAATGATGATGAAGCAAGTGATTATGTAATGAATGAATTGTCTGTTGATGTAAGCGGCGATGCCGACTTAGATGACTGGACAGTTGACATTTCAGATACAGAACAGCAGTAATTTTAATGAAGGTTAGAATTGCTATTGAGCAAGTTATAGATATGGAAGATGCTATGTCTGATGACATAGGATTTGAAGTATATGGTCCTACAAATATAAGTAATGAAGATAAAGTAGATTATCTAGTTGCTAGATTTATTGAGGACATTGATTACTTAGTTAAATATAACGAAGTATCTAATCAAGTACTAGTAGAATACATAGAGGACTAGTAGGGTAATGCCAAAGATATCTGGGCATACCTATGATGGGGCACAGCAAACAGGCAAGTGTCTGGTAGACAAGCACGATGAATGCAAAGGTACCGCGGTCATCGGTATCCACGCACTCAGGAGACTATGTGCTTGTCAATGCCACGCCAACTCAGATAGTTCAGAGGAACCCCCTTCCGTCATCTGATACTATCTGCCTACTGAGATGGGCTGGAGTTTGATTAGTCTCCTTTTCCAGCCCGTCTCTTTTATAAGGAGACAAGGAAAGATTTATGCGAGTAGAAATAGAACGGGACAGGTATGGGCGTCCGTTAATAATTCCTAAAGCAGGAGGCAAACCAGTTGCTTATACAAGAGCAACAACAATTGCTAACAGTTTAGATGACCCATCAGCATTGACCGCTTGGAAGATGCGTATGGCTGCAATAGGTTTAACAGTTCGTAATGATTTACTTTTATCTATCAGCGCAGCAGGCGATGATAAGATGGCTATTAACAAATACATTGAAGATGCTATGGAAGTAGCAGGCGCTAGCCGTGCAGCCAGTATCGGCACAGCACTACATTCAATAGCAGAGAAACTAGATTTGGGCCAGTCACCTGGACCAATACCAGACGAGTGGGCAGGGGACATCCGCGCCTATGAATTAGCAACAGGACATCTCAAAAAGTTCTTTATAGAACAGTTCTGCGTGTTGGATAAGTACAAGATTGCTGGTACTCCCGACAGAGTAATTGAATATAAAGGCGAGAAGTTCATTGCAGATATAAAGACTGGTCGCATTGACCACCCAAACAACATTGCTATTCAGTTAGCAATTTACGCCAACGGCTCCCCGTATGACGTTGCTACGGGTCGCCGTGGTAGTTGGGGTGATATCAATAAAGAGAAAGCAGTTATCATCCATCTTCCAGCAGGAACTGGTCTATGCAAATTAGTTTGGATAGACATTAAAGAGGGCTGGAAGGGAGTACAATTCGCAATGAAAGTAAGACAGTGGCGAGACAAAAAGGGTCTCGTTACTCCATTTGAAGAAGGAGATATCAGTGGCTAGCACTGAAGCACCAATCAGTATCACAGTTAAAACACCAGCAGGTTCACTAGTTACAGTTCGTGCAGAACACGGAGATGAACTAGACCAACTAGTAGCATCAGCACTAGACGCAATCAAGTCAGCAGTATCAGAACTTGAATCAGCAGCCAAAGGCGTAGCGCCAGTTCAGTATCAGCCAATGGCACCAGCACAGGTAGCAGCAACTCTCGGCGCATCTATCATTGACAGCCCAACACCCAGCGATGGTGGTTGGGGAGCAGCACCATCAATCAATGGACGTAATTGTCCACACGGCAAGATGACAGCCATCCAAGGGACAGGTAAAGACGGTAAGACATATCGTGGCTACTTCTGTGCAGCACCTAAAGGTGCAATTGATAAGTGCAAGAATCAGTATGTTCGTGCTGGTTCACCAGAGTGGAATACATTTGTTGCTGAACAAGTAAAGTAAATGAGAACACTCAAGCGCAGTATTAACAAAGCAGAGGTGGGCGGAGAACCATTACCGCCCGCCTTTGCAGCATTTGAACGGGCAGGAATTATCCTGCGCCGTGCAGAAATCACAATGATTGCTGGCACTCCTGGTGCTGGTAAATCATCTGTCGCACTGGCAATAGCAGCCAGAGCAAAAGTTCCTACGCTTTACTTCAGCGCAGATACTAATGCTCACACTATGGCTATGCGATTACTGGCAATGTCCAGCCGTATTACACAGACAGCAGCAGAGCAGATGCTCAAGCGTGAGCCTGAACAAGCAGAAGAAGTTCTTACCCTTAACAATCATTTGTTCTGGTCTTTTGAATCTACACCCACTCTAAAAGATTTAGATGATGAGGTCAGTGCATTTGAAACAGTTTGGGGTAGAAGTCCTACGCTTATAGTTGTAGATAACCTAATGGATATTGCAATGGATGGACACGAAGAATTCCAGGGTATGCGTGCAGCAATGAAGGAGTTAAAGTATCTTGCAAGAGATACCAATTCCGCCGTGCTCGTTCTGCACCATACCAAGGAAGGCTTTGATGGCTATCCCTGCCAGCCCCGCTCAGCAATACAGGGGTTGGTCAACCAGATACCAGCAATGGTTCTTACTATCGGTCAGATGAAACAAGGTGATGATACCTATCTCTGCGTAGCCCCAGTCAAAAACAGATACGGGCGAGCAGACCAGACAGGTAATAACTATGTCAGCCTAGCCTTCAACCCTGACAGTATGTATCTAGAAGATGTTCAAGTTAAGTATGCACAGGAGACAATGTATGGAAACTAAGATATGGGATTGTTCATTCAGCAGAGAAGATGTAGAAGTATTACTAGGCAGAGCACTAACAGATGGTGAATGGAACATAGTAGTTGATGAGTTGTATAACAACGATGAGTTATATAATGCCCTTCAAGAAATAGTAATTACAATAGTTAAAGAAGCACTTGTTTGAGCAGTGCATCTAAGCGTAAAGGCAGCCAAGCAGAACGAGATGTAGTTGCTTGGCTTAAGGCTAATGGTTACAAGTATGCAGACCGCAGACTCGCAGGAGCAACCTTAGACAAAGGCGATATAAGCGGTGTGCCAGGTGTAACCATTGAGATAAAGAACCACGCCAAGATGGACCTATGCCAGCACAGGTATGGCTAGAACTGCTGAAGAAAACAGATGGAGAAACATAGTATTGCTGCATACCTAGAGTATGTAGGCGCTGCCGTGCCGTCAGGCGGGCACGGCTGGCGCAAGATAAAGTGCCCATTTCATACAGATAAACACGCATCGGCTGGTGTTAACTTTGATGAAGGCAGATTCAAATGCCACGGATGTGGCGTTGGTGGAGACGTATACGATTTAATTATGCACAAAGAAGGAGGCAATTATCGTGAGGCTGTCAAATTCGCAGAGACAATTTCTCCTACAGGCAGCGACAGAATACGCCAAACACATAAGTCAAGCAGCGGATTATCTAGCAACTCGGGGTCTATCGGTAGACGAAGCAAAGATGTTTCATTTAGGAGTGGTGGACAATCCATCTCCAGGACACGAAGGCTACAAGGGTAAGTTAGTAATCCCATACATCACGCCATCAGGCGTGGTTGACTTAAGGTTTCGCAGTATCAGAGGAGAAGACCCAAAGTACATAGGTTTGCCAGGGGCAAAGACAACTATGTTCAATGCTCAAACAGTTCTAACAGCCAACGGCTACATCTGTGTAACCGAAGGCGAGATAGACTGCATAACAACAGTGACCAAGACAGGACACCCAACAGTGGGTATCCCAGGTGCTAATAATTGGAAGCCCTACTACACCAAAATACTTGACGACTTTGATACAGTTATCGTACTAGCAGATGGAGATAGCCCAGGGTTGGAGTTTGGCAAGAAGATAAGCAGAGAGTTAGGCAACGTTAATATTATTCAGATGCCCGAAGGGCACGATGTAAACAGTATTGTTCTACAAGAAGGGGCAGGGTGGCTAGATGAAAGAATCAGAAAATGCTTCATACGATAGCGAGCCAGAAGTATGGGATTACATCAGAGATAATCCCAGAATTATGGGGCTACCACTATCAGATAGCAAAGCAATAGATATCTGCACAGCACTACTAGATGTTTACGAGACGCTCGTTAAAGACCCAGAAGCAGCCAAGACTTTACTTGGCCTACTAGCCACAGTTCTGGTAGGTTCAGCAGAAGGACAGGGCAAGGAAGTAATAGAGGAAGTAATGGTTATAGAAGCAATGCAGGATATAGACCGTAGGCTGAAAGGAATATTAGATGAAGGACGCTGAACATCTAGAAGAAATCTTGAGCCAACTAAGAATCATAATGATTAGGAAGCATCAGGACTACGGCCCATACAACATAGCCAATGCTCCTGGCGGGGCAATGAACGGGCTGATAGTCAGGATGCACGACAAGATGACACGGCTAGAAAACCTGCACTACAACCACAAAGGCAACACGCCGAACTATGAACCTATTGAAGATACCCTGCTTGACCTAGCAAACTATGCAATAATAGGACTAATGGTGCAAAGAGGATTTTGGGAAGGCTTGAATGGCACAGGAGTACATAGCGGAATATGACGCTTTAGTAGCGTCACTAGCAGTGGAATACCATAGACGGTATCCGATGCTAGAAGCCCTAGATATACAGCAGATGCTGTGGCTATGGTTCCTGACCCATCCCCGTAAGTATGCTGAATGGTCTGCCTTAGAACAGAAAGATAAAGATAAGTTAATAGCCAAATCCCTACGCAATGCAGCGCTGAAATACTGTGAGAAAGAAAAAGCAAAGACAGTTGGCTATGAAGTATTAGACCTGTATTACTACGATGCCACAGTTATAGAAGCATTCCTGCCCAGCATTATCTCTGAAACATATGAGATGCCAGTCAAGATAAAAGATTTAAACTTCAAGTTCAATAAGACAGAGCCAAGCAATGACGGCAACAACTGGCTAGTGCTCCGCTCAGATATAGCATCAGCCTTCTACAAACTATCAGAGGCTAAACAAAACATACTCAGGATTAGATTCAGCACAGAGAACAACGAGTGGGCTTTAATAGCCAAGGATTTAAACACAAGTCCAGATGGTGCACGGATGAAAGTACAGCGTGCAGTTAATTCACTAATCAGAAACCTAGGCGGTTGGCGTCCATATGCAGATGAAGATGGCCCAGTTGTAGAAGAAGATGAAGATGAGTCAACCGAAACATATTAGAGACCTGTTCCATATCAAGGACTACAGCAAGGCAATGGACTTGCGTGGTGAGCCGACAGAAGTATGTGCTTGTGGATGCGATGTCTTTATTATGTTAGGTGGATTTGTAGATTCAGAGTTAGCGTTTTACTTTACAGACGGGGAGTGCGCTAGTTGTGGCAGTATGTTAACCCTGCCCACCCCATCAGGAGAGGACTACGGCATTGCCACTTTATGATTTTCAATGCAAGGCTTGCGGTGCATTGACAGAACAAAAAGACAACATACCCCCAGCCTGTCATCTTTGTGGAGAGATGATGATTAGACTATGGACAGCAACGCCAGTGCACTTCAAGGGCACAGGCTTCTATGTAACAGGAGGATAACAGTGCCATATTACGGACGGGATATAACAAAGAATACTTCTATACATATGGGATACTCATTTAGATTTGCACTTGGGTTTACCATAACTAGGTATGGATTTGATTTAGATTTAGGTCCTGCTTGGATATCTATTGAGTTTAATACATTATTCAAAAGACATTATGGATTCAAACTGGATGACGAATGATAGTAGAACTCAGCCAGGAAGAAGTCAGAGTCTGCACACTGCTAGCAGTAGAGCGTTGGCTAACTAAGTTCGGCTCACTAGATAAACCTAACTATGCAGCAGGTAAAAGGTTAGGTAAGTTAGAGCCAGAACTAAATGCAAACATCAGAGCCAATGTATCTGAATGGGCAGTAGCCAAAGAGTATGACCTAACTTGGTCTGTGCCGTGGTATCCAAACAGCCTACACAAACGGCGCAAGAACATATCAGATGTAGGAAACTTTGAGGTCAGAACTGTCAGGACTCAGACAGCCATACCTTTTTGGGAGAAAGACAAGGACAGAATTATCTTTGGCACAAAGGTGCTAGATGTAGAGTACTATTCAAGGGTGGAGATATATGGTCAGTTCAAGGGCTCTGACTATATGACTCCAGAATATAGGGATGAGTCCATCGGAGGATGGCGAGTCCCTGTAGAACTTCTCTCTAGTTAGGGGAAGACTAGATAGAAAGCAAAATAGACCCCCTATCCAACTAAGGTAGGGGGTCTATTTGTGTCTGTAATCGCCTTATACGGCGTTTAAAGGGCTACTCAGCACCTCTGCCGAACTCTTTGGCAGATGGGTCTAACCACTTCAATACTGGTCCGAGGAAGCCAGCCAGTGCTGCTGTGCCTAGAACCTTGAAGTTAGTCTCTCCTGCTAGGTAGAGTGCGATAGCAGCAGATGCTGCGGCACGGAACCAAGATAGGGATACTTGCTTTAATTGTTCCATTACTTTGCCTTTCGTTTTGTGTGAACCTTACAGCAGGTGCAGACTGGTACCAGTGTGGTACTTGCTACTACCTTCTTCTTAGGCTGTGGCTGTAATTTAGCCATAACCTGATTCACAACTTTAGGTTGATTCAGCCACCAAAACCAGGGGCTAGTGTCACTACGGTGAGTAGCATTAATAGAAAGATGTAGATGCTTAGTGTGAGGATTACTACCACTGTACTTCCTATTGCCTTCTTTTCGTCTGGCTCTTGACCAAATCTTTTTATTGTAAATGATGTAATCCACTCGTTCATCTTCTTTAAGTTTTTCAAAAATGACAGCACAATCAATACCGTTCTCAGGGTCGTGGGTCAAATCTACTGCTAGCCCAGTATTGTGGTCCGAATTCGGGCTGGCTTTCTGATGCGCTAACGAAGGCAACAACCCGTCTGACAGTTTCTTGCGCTTCGGATACAACGCTGTCGCCTGACGGAGCACAGCAATAGCAGCAGGTGACGCTACTTTGGCTACAGGTTTCATCAGATATCTTCTTCATCATCTTCCCAGTCAGGAAGGATAGGCACTATTGGTTCTAATGGATTTTCATATGGTTGATATATGCTCATCGTCTTAGCGCTTCCTTTACTAAGTCTGTTAATAGTTCTACTTTGGTCTCTAATAAATCAACCTTATCTTTAAGGCTAGAGCCCCCGTTAGGGCGTAGTTCATATAGGTAATGCTTAACTAACCAGCGCACAGCGCCAGCAAATCCAGCAACTAAAGTTAATATGGCTACGGCTAGCCCAGCCCATTCAGTAGGTGTCATTACACAGTCCTTATCAATATGTCTAATGTACCGCCGTATCCAGAAAAGCCTCTGTCAGGCGGTGTCATACGAGTGAAAGTAATTTGTTCTATTACAACCTGACGATTCTCGCCAGTCTGTAAATCCTGCCAAGTAACAATGTCACCATTTTCTTCTATGGATTCTAGTTGTCCAATACGGTCGTTAGCACGACCTTCATAGCCAACCATTACATTGTATTTATCTGTCTCTATGTCGTAACAGAAAACAGGAAACTTAATTACTCGCTGTCTAGGTGTAGCGATAGTAGCCTTTGCCTGATAGCCCTTGAAGGTAGGACCAAGACTGCTGGTTGTGCCATCTCTATAAAGAATAAATTTGTAGGCTATGTATTCTTGGGCACCTGCTGGCTGGCTAGTAGTTACTTCTACTGGTGGAACTGATGCATCATAACTAACTACGTCATATTCTGTGCCGTCTGCATCTACGGTTTCTAAAGTCATAGAGCCATAGGTAAAATCACCGCGTCCTAATAGGCGTTTAAAGTTCTTGGGCTCCAATGTGTTGTATCTGATGTAGCCTGTTTGTAGATAGCCATTGGTAAGTAGGGTAGATGCTGACTCTGAATAGACATATCCATTAGCAGATGAAGCATATGTAGTGCAGTAGGCTAGGCGATTACTATCACCAAGAAAAGCACAACCTGTAGTTTGATGACCAGTTACACCTGAGTAATATAAATCATTAGCATAAGCAAAAACTAATGGACTTATTTCAGTAGATAAATCTATACGGATAACTCCTGGCTCACCATCTACGCTAGTAGCACACCATATGTAATGGTCTCTTGCAGCAAAGTCATAGCAAGGCTGAGTTGCTTCAACTATT